CCCCGCCGGGGGTGGACCGGCGGGGCAAGTCGAGCAGGCGATGGCGAAAAGGGAGGTTTTCTCGCCGGTGCACTTTATATATCACGCCCACCCACGGGAGTCAACTCGCTTCACATCGCGCCTCTGGTGGAGCAGAGCACCACTGTCGAGGCTGCCTATGTGCAGACACAGGTAACTGATGGCGTCACCAATGTGGCTGTGCTTGCCCGCATCGCCTGACTTCTCCAACCCGTCACCATTCTTCTTGAATCGGTACCCACCCATCATGGCGGCCTTGAGCCGGTTGCAGCTGGGGTCGATCAAGAACGCCGGGTCGCCGTCAACCTGCCGCATGAGGTAGTCATCCACCGCCGCGATTCGGGCCGTGATGCTGTTGGTCCGGGCCGGCATGACCCTGAGCCCCTCGGCCTTGATGATGTCGACCGCACTGCGCTCGTCTGTCTGGGCCCGCTGGATACCGGCCGGGTCAACCACCACGATGACCGGGGCCCCGGAGAACCTGTCGAACAGCAGTGGCTTGAGCACGGTTCGCACGAAGCGCTGCACCCCCATGTCGTAGCTGACGGCCTCGGCCATGACGAGCGCACGCCCCCGGGGGTCTTGCTGTCCGATCACCGCGGCAGGGGTAAGGCCGAGGTCCATTCCGACAATGACAGGGCGAGTGCCATTGATGATAGGTCTGAGAGTGCTACGGGCCATATGGTAATCGGGACGGAAGTATTTGAACACCGGAGTGCCGGCAAGCGAGAGTCCGTACTCGCCGTCAATGAAAACCCGGATGTACTCCTCCGAGCGGCCTTGGGTGTCATAGTATCCCTCCGGTAGGTTCTCGATGTTCTCGGCATAAGGGCTCCTCCCCGATGGCTGCTTGAATACATCCCACCCGTTGTTGTTCGGGCTGACCCCGTCCTTGGGGTCGATCTTCTCCATCTGGTAGTACCACCATGTGTCCATGGTGGGCGGGTTGGTGTCGGCCCACATGCCGTGCCACGTCGCCCCGCCATCCTTGGCGGAAGGGAATCGCCCGACGCGCTTGGACATGGCATCCACGATGTCGGGGTGGATGTCCCGGCACTCGTTGAACCACGCGAAGGTCAGCTCGAGGGAGTTGAGGTTGGCCACGTCGTCCGCGTCATCCAGCGCGCGGAACATGATCTCGCACTCGACGTCGCCCACCTTGAAGAAGTAGGTCTTGGTGGTCCGCATGAAGTGCCCACAGACGCCCGGCGGGAACCAATCGAGGAATGTCTTGATCGTGGTGTCGGAAAGCTGGCGCACCGTCTCACGCACCACAGCCGCGCGGCTCTTGCGTATGCCCTGCGCGTTGGGCTTCTGCTGGCTCGCCCGCCGGATGATCTCGAAGCAACACGCCACGGACTTGCCGGAGCCGACGGGGCCCATGATGACCCGCATCTTCTTGTCCGACTGCATGAATCGGGTGACGGTGGGTGTTGGGGTGTAGGAAATGTCGAGGGCCATCAGTGTTTCCTCAATACTTCCCACTCGCCTATGGCGCGCAGGTCAATTGTGTACCACCCGTAGTAATCATCCCCGGCCACAATAACCGCCGCTTGGTCCGGTTCATGTGTGTCGTCGCCGTTTTCGTCCATCATGTTGGTGATNGCTACGGCGAACTCGCCATCCAGCATGACATAGCCGTCGTGCAGAGCTACATGGGTTACATCAGCCATAGACAACCACCACGTAGAGAGGGTTTCCGGGCTTGGGGCGCGCCGCCCGGAGGGTGCGGTAGGACGTATTCGCTGCTTTTAGGGTGGCTATGAAGGCTTGCGTAGCAAAAATGCTGTGGAACCGGTGGACCTTACTCGCTTTCAGCGACATCGGCGTCCTCCACGGAGGCTTCGATGGTCTTGGCCGTCACATCCAGCGTCTGCCCACCCAGATTGATCGTGATGGTGACGCCACCACTGGAGTTTTGTCCCTCATTCGCGGGTGCAGTGTCCAGTCCGGCCCACTTCACGGTCGATTTTATTAGGTCGGCCTTGACCGCGGGGGACACCACGGGGTCGTGGATGAGAACCCAGCTGGTTTTGAGCAGTTCTTCCGCTTGCGCACGGGCCTTGACACGGAATGTGAGGCCCTTGGTGCGTACTTCTTCCCTGTAACCCTCCACTTTCCTGAGAAAAGTGGCGTCGCCCTTGAATGTCAGGAGGTCGGAGGCGTCAAATTCGTGCCGCTCCAGCAGTTCGTCGAGCTTTTCCCCGCTCCCCTCCATCAAAAGGGCGAGGTCGAAGGCGAATCGGTCGTTCCATTTGGTGTGGACGGGGCTCATGAACATGGGGGAAGGGTAACATCAGGCGGCGGGGGCGGTCAATAGTGTAAAGATTTGGTTTTCTTGGCGGCAAAATTTTTTATAAAGTGTCAGTCGGGGGGTGTACAGTTGTAAAGTTTGGGTTTTGTGGGTCTCGTTATTTGACGTTTATCACAATACCGGGGGCCTACCGATTGGCTGTCCAACCCCCTACCCCCCATGCCGCCCGGGCGCACGTCACGCATAAGGATAAGGCGCGCGCGTCTTATCTTTGTTATAAATTGCGCCGAAAAAATATAAGGCGGAATGATTTTATACGTTGACAAGCGCGACGGTATCGGCGAAAGTTAATCCATCGAGACAGCAAGACTAGTTGGATCGGTAGCGGGGAACCGCAAAGCTCTTTGAAAATCTGGTCGGCCATGGGTTTCATGGCGTGGGAATTGTGCTGGGCCTAGATGGTCTGGGTCTAGCATTTATCCCACAAAAGGAACCACGTATCATGGCTAAATTGTTTGAAGGTCCGGTCGCAATCGTTCCCGTCAAGGTAGGCGCATCTGTGTTCAAAATCGCTGGTAAGGCCAGTGGAAAGCACAATGCCACCAACCCCCAGACGCTGATCGACGCGATCAAGGGCAACAAGCTCACAATGTCCGGCTGGTCTATCTGGGCCGATGGCTTTGAAAAGCCGCTTGTTGCTGGCGCTGACGTGACGCCCGCTGTGTTCGCCAAGTTGGTGAAAGAGGCGGACATGATCGAGCTGGTCTTGGTCCGCGGCAAGTTCCCGCAGCCCAAGCTCAAGATCACGAAAGGCAACGGTTCGCGCCCGACCAAGGCGGCCGCACCTTCGGTAGAGTTTTAAGAGACTGGGCGGGCGCGCAAGCGCCCGCCCTACCTTCCCTCATATCCCACAGGAGACTGACATGACTATACTCGAAAAAATGGCGGCCGAAGCCAAGGCAGCACAGAAACGCCAGCGGCAAATCTGGAGCGCAGGCGCGCGCCACGGTATAGATTATTACGACAGCGGCTTCAGTTCTGATAACGAAGTCAGTACGGTTCGCGTGCAACGCGGCGCGTTCCGCGGTGAACCCGAAGGTCGTATCGTTCACCAGTCGCTCACCTCTCTTGGCGAAATTACTTTTGCCTATATGTAAACCCTAGGCAGGCGCGCAAGCGCCTGCCTATCCCCCTTTATCCCATAGGAGACTGACATGAAGCACGAAACCAAAGCCGCCCTGCGCGACCGTCAGGCGCGCATTGACGCCAGCGTGAGCAAGACCGGGCAGCAGAACGCCACCCGCTACCTTAACTCGCGCCCCGTATCTAACGGGCGCATACGCGAAGCGATAGCCACCGCCCTCTTTCTGGCCCTGACAGCCATGGTCCTTGTGATCGCCCTCGCACTGTAAACCCTGCCCGCCCGGCTAACCCCGGGCGGGTTTTTTGTTGTCTGCTTTACACCGCCCGCGCAGGTAGCAGTTGCGTGTTAAGTTTGGCTGCGCGCTTCGCTTGCCACTGGTCGGGGGCCTGTAGTTCGCGTGTGGTACGAGGCGGCCTTTACACACACCCACTTTGTCGGGGGCCTCTGTCTCACAGCTTTACATCAAGCCGCTAAGTCATTGATACCAAACAACTACATTAATTTGTGTTTACATTGCCTTTACACATGCGGTGTGTCGTTCCGCTGGCTCTGATTGTGTAAAGTTTCGGCTAAGCCATTGATTTTCCAAGGGTATTTTTGTGTAAACCACGGGTCTCTCTCTATAAAATTATCTATACTATCTATTATATATAGGTTTTTTTAGACGATGGACCCCGCAAAAAACGTTTGGTCAGCTTTACTTACTTTACACCTTTACACTCAACCAACTCAGCCACTGAATTTGTGGGGCCTATCCTCTCAAAAATCACGTATATTTTAGATAGTGCCCGAACTTATCCAACAATATCAATGGCTTGCACTATCTATTTTCCGATTTCGTGTAAAGATACTTTCACTACTTTTTTTTGATACTTTACACCAAATACCGCTATCCCGCGCCCGGACTCCACCATAGTCCGCGCGGATAAACCCCTCCCTCCCCTCCCCAGCTTGACACGGCTGGCGAAATGGGCTAGGCTTTCCGGGTCGGCCAGCTCTGCTATGTGACAGCTCGGCTATGACAAAATCTCCTGACTTAACAACCTTTACATC